CTGTAATATCTAATACAACTTGGTGCTTATAGTGGTAGTTGTACATCAAGCAAGGGAACTGTTTGTAGTCTTTATCTATGCTGACTATCATAACCTCATCCCTACCTATATCATCACTAATCTGCTTCCAGTACCTTGCAACCATATCATCTGTCTCAACACCATAACCCCATATACTATCATATTGGTCTTTTACAAATTGATGCATCTCATTTAAAAGCGGTGGCAGTTCTTGTTTCTTTCTATTGGCTTTGTACTTCTTTGTTATAAGTTTTCTAAAGTTACCCTTTGAACCACTAAAACATAACACCTTGTCAATAGTATATTTTTCTTCAAGATCATTTACAATCTTCATATACTGTTGGTCAAACTTGTTTCTACTATCCTCTATATCGGTGTAGTACTTTTCGTCATCTGGTGTTTCTCTTTTACGGTAACAACTCGCAAAGATTAAGCTATCTGCATCTACTAATAAAATCATATCTCTGTAAGTGTTTCCTTTATCATCTTATGGTGCATCTTCTGCATCTTCTTTTGCTCTTTAGTAACCATTTTTATAATACTTGGTAAGTCTCTAAAAAGCTGGTCTACATTCATCACCAATGTTTTTTCTTCAATATCACCATACCCAAAATATAACTCCCCATCACCACACCATAAAGTGTGCGTTTCATATATATAAGTATGTGTTTGTGCATCTTTTAATTGCTTTTCTAATCTTTCAATCTTTTCTTCTAATTCTTTTATCCTGTTATCTTGTCCCATTTGTCTATTGTTATGTTAAGTTTTAAATAATTTCTGTTCTTCGTTTCTTTTACTTGGTAGTTAATTTGTACATCTGTTATCTCACTATCTTGTTCAGTATGAAATTCTATTTGCTTTTTTAACTTTTCCCAAGCTGCTTCGTTTACTATCATAACGCAATATACATTAATCTATATTATTAACAAAACATTTAACAACTAATGTGCTTCTATATTTATATTTATTCTAACTGCTTTATTTTCCTTTAGCAAGTAAACATCTTTAAGCAATCTTTTCTTTGTCCACATTGTAGTATCTGGACAATACTTCTTTACTGTCTTTGGCATCTCTAAAGTGTTAAGCCAATACATAAAGTTTCCTTTAGGATCATTAACAAAGTATATCTTTACTTCATCACCTAAAGCCATTAAAGCATCATACTTGTCTTTTTCAAGCATCTTGTCTTCATAGTGCTTGTTGCGAAATTTCATCTCTATAACGCAATTTTTGTTTTTTGGTGTTTTCCCTTTTGCATCATATCTTGTGTTTCCCTCACCACACCATTCTAAATCCCAGCCATCAAGGTTAAGCAGAAACACAACCGCCTTTTCCCATTCATTAATTTTTTTCAACCCCATTGTTCCAAATTATGTTAAGTTGTTTTATCCATAACTTTATTTTCTTTGGATTGCAAGTGCAAGGTTTTTGGTATTTATGGTTATAGTAAATTGAGTGTAACTTACATATCAACTCAAACTCAAAGGGTTGTAATGTGCTTTTTGGTTCTGACCTAAAGTTGCACCAATCTTTAAAATCTTTTTTATTAAATTTTACCATCTATCTATTTTTATTTCATTTAACTTTTTTCTTCTGTTGTTGCAGTCACATTTTGTACCTCTTAACTTGTGGTATTTATCTACTAGGTATTTTATACCAGTATATTTAGTTATGTAATAAATAATGTTGCCTAGTTTCATAATAGTTTCTTTAGTTTGCTTTTAACTTTGTTATATGTGTTGTAAAGAGAATAATAATGTATCATACTTTTCCTAGAAAATTCTGCTATGCTTTCACCTTCGTTTATTACCTCAAATACTTTTCTATCATACCAAAACATTTTTGATAGTTCATCTTGTATTTTATCGTATGGTTCAGTAAAGTTTACATCTGTAGTTGTTAAGTGTATATCATCTATAGAAACCATAGTGATGTTTTTGCCTTTTCTTTTTAGATCGTAAAACAATGTTCTTAATGTTTTGAAAATGTAGTAGTAGTTTATTTCTTTTTCGTTGTACATTATATCTAAACCCTTTTCAAGTTTGAGTTGTATTTTAATATACATTTCTTGTACTAAATCTTCTGCTACTTCTTTTTTGCAACCAAAGGATAAAACTATTTCTAACCATTCTTTGTGCTTTGCAGCAACTAATATCATTGTTCTTTGTACCATACTATTTTAATGGATCATATAAATCACCAACTATAATTGGCAACCCTTTTTCGTTTACTTCAAAGCTAAATGTATCAAAGCAGTACCCTCTGCTTCTACCACACTTAACCGTTGTCCAATCCTTATTTACTGTATTTGCTTCTAAACTTATTACCGTTTCTGCTTTCTTTTCTAATGCACTACCTAAATGACCAGTTCCAAGTTTAGCACTACCAAAGTTTTGATGTATTACATTTATTATATGTACGTTTTGTTGTTGGCTTATTCTCATTAATGCACTAACTAACTCATTACTTTTTTCTATGTTGTTTACATCAGAACACAAGTCAGCCACACCATCTAAAATCAAAAGTGATGGTTCTTTTATATGTTCCTTTAAATAGTATTCAATAAATTCTAAACGCTCTTTAAAAGCTATTGTACGCAATGCAAACGTGTGGTATTTGTCTTTAAGTATGTTGCTGTCCATATCTAAAGGTCTTCTAAATACTTTAGATGCGTGCCAGATTCCTTGCTCTGTATCTATATAAATTAAATCACCATCACCTCTATGTCCTTTTATTTTTCCACCATAAATGTTTGATCCACTTAAATATGCACTAGCTAATAAGCTACAAAAAAAACTCTTTCTTGTTTTTGGCGGTGCAGTAATAACTGAAAGGTTGCCATAAGTTCCTAAAGCTATTGGTATGATGGTATCACCTTTATCTGATTGTAAAACCTTTTCTCCATAGCTTAAACAAACTGGTGGGTAATCTATTTTTTTATCAATGTCTATCTTGCAAGTATCTGCGATAAATTCCATCAACATATTTTGTTCTGTTTCTTTTTCTGTCATTTGTTAAATATATAAAAAAAAGGTGCAAGCTAAAAACTCACACCCTTTAAAAGGCTAATTAAAATGGTAAGTCATCACCTAATGGGTTTGTTACCGCTTGTGGTTGGTCTTCTCTTTCAGCAACCGTTACGCCCAAGTCACTCATCCATACCACCTTACCATTACCGAGATAGTTTTTAGCAACCTTTGCTTCTCTTTCTTCTTTGGTTTGGCTATCCATAAAAGCTACGTTGTTACCATATCTGGTTTCATCTTGTACCGCTATGGTGAAATTGTAGTAAACTGCGCCATCTTTTCCTTTGATGAATTTTTCTTTAGGTAGTCTATCTACTCTAATACTTCCGTTGATAATTGCACTCATAATATATAAATTAAATTTTGGTGTTGTCAATACACGCAACACCTCGTGTTTTTTTTACTGTATATATATCTTTTAATTCTTTAAAAGGTATTGAATAATTATATGTTATTTTGTTTTTATTTATTGCCGCTTGTATGTTTTTTTTACCATACTTTTCAAATAATAAAACTTGATTTATACTCCAAAAATTTGTTAATTTTTCCCAGTCAAATATATATATAATATCATAATTTCTCCAACCATATATAATAAAATCACATTTTTGCTTTTTATTTATCCAACCTTTCTCACCGTTACTATGTGAAAATTCAATAAGAATATCACTGTAATATTTCTCTCTTAGCTTAAATTGAATATTTTTATCTTTAATTATAGCATCAATCCCATCATATTCTTGGCTTAAATTAACATCCCAATCAATTTTTTTATCTATAAATTTACACCAAAAGTCTTTATCCTCTTTGCTTAAAGACTGTTTGAGTTGTTTGTTATAATCATTCATATCTGATTTCCGTAACTATACCAACCCTTTCTTGGCTCTCTACAAAACAATTCTATTTTACTTTTATCATAAAATGCAAGTTCAATATATTCGGCAACACAATCTGGCTTCCTACTGTGACTTCCTCTTGCTTCCCTAATAACACTACTTATTCTAATACTTGCATCTGGCGGTGAAACCTTACCTTTCACACCAACCATTAAAAGTTCGTGTTGCCCTCTAAACCAGTAACCCATACCTATTTTCTCTTTATCCCATATAGCGTGAGTTTTATATGTAAAACCCCATCCTTTCATAACATCAATAGCTTCTATTAATTTGGGCGATGTAGCCCACATAAACAAAACACAATTATCTTTTGCTGGTACTTCCATATTAGAAATATCTTTATTGTCCATTGTAGTATAGTGGTTTTCTACTTTTCTGTTACTACTTTCGGCAAAATCATACCTCCAAGGCGGGTCAGCATATATAACATCAAATTTTTCTGGTATATTATTTATATCAACATTACTTACACCTTTTTCAATATCAATTCTAACTTGTGCAAGTTCAGCTTTTTTTTCTTCTTTTTTAATTTCTTTATAAGCAGCATTAATACTTACTTCACCAGTTCTTAATTTTGCTTTTACTTCTTCTGGTGCTTTCTCTTGTATCTTTTTTACTTTAGCTAATGTTCTTTCACCAACTTGTGCAACATCAGAAAGTTCTTTACGTGTATTAGGTTTAGGCAATGTTGCCAACACCTCACCCGTATTTCTAAAATGTGAAACTTTTTCTGATTTACTTTCTTTTGCTTTCTTACTGAAAACATCTTCAAGTTCTAATGCTAAAACACTTCTTTGGTAGTTACTTAAATTTCTTCTACCAAATTGGTTTAATATCATCCATTCTTTAACCGCTTCTTCATTATCAAAATGTTTGCTTTCGGTTTCATAATCTAAATTCCACCTTGTGGCTATTTCAAAACGGTTATGACCATCTATAATATAACCATTCCAAGTAAGTATTTTTTCCCTTATACCCTCACTCATACAATTATTTTCTAATTGCTTAAATTCTTCTTTTGTGAGTGGTGGTATTAAATCTTTAAATTCTTGTTTTATCTGCATATTATTTTTTGTTATAACTTATTCTATTTTCTTTAACGTCTGTGTTCTTGCTAATTGAATACCCATTAAGCCTTAAAAGGTTTTTAGCCTTTGTAACTTCTCTTTGTTTTATTCGGTAGTGTTCAAATATTTCGTTGCTAATCATATCTATTTTCTTTTAAAGTCATCGCTTTCATCTTCACCAAATACTCCAAGTTCATAAAAGCCAGTTAGTTTTAGTACCGATCTTGACAATGCTCTTTTTTCTGCCATCTCCATTACATACCAACTATTACAATTGCCATCTTTATAATTAGCACCTTTTAAAGCACTACCAAAGGTTTGTATTTCTACACCCTCTTTTTTTGCATAGGCTTTTACCACAGCAAAGCTAGGTTCACATTTTACAACCTCGTAATTGATTGATATGTTTTCTTTTGCTGCTATCTTTTCAATACCTTGTCTGGTAATAATAATATAGTGTTGATGCTTGTATACATCTGTTTTTTCCAAATCGTACTTCTTGTACAAATCTAATAATTTTTCTCTATCCATTTTGTTTAAATATTTGTGATACTTCTATTTGTGCTTTTAATTCTTCTATCTTATTACATAAAGCTT